AGCGGTGGACGTGTTGCATCGCCAGGTGGTGACGTTCTACCAGCCGGAGAAGGACCCAGACGGATGAACGACGAGCGAACGACGGCGGAGAAGTTGCCGGTGAAGCGGCTTTATCGCGCTCAGATGCTGGCGCGGACGGGGGACATGGTGTGACCTACATCGAAGCGCGGAAGCGTGAACAGGTGACGGCGGGTCACGAGCCGGTCCGACGGTTCCGTGTGGGGCTGGGCTTCATAGGCGATAAGCCGGTAGTCACCGCTTACAGCATCTGGCAGCTCCCAGACGACTATGCGGAGCTGATGGAAGAGGCGTTGAAGGAATCGCAGACTGACATGGAGAAGCGCGCGGCGTGGGCGAACAGGATGCTGCAGCTCGTGATGCGAGCTGTATTCCCGCACTGGTGGGCGGGGGAAGGGGACTCAGATGGCGAAGCCGAAGGACCCGAACCGGGTCCCGATGCTACGGGAGATTCTGCGTAGTCGGCGCTCCGGGCTGGTGCACTGCAAAGGCGGCGGCGGACGCCGGCACACGTGGGAGCATATCGGGATGGCTGGGCGATATCACGTCTATCGGTGCGACTACTGCCGGAAGAAGATGGCGCGGGATCGGGTGCATATCCCGCCTAGCATTCTGCAGGGGCTCACATTCGAGGGATACGAGCGGTATCTGGACCGGCTGAAGGAAGGCGTCATCCCCGGACAGGACAGCATGGTCACGGAGAACCAGGAAAGGCTGTTCTGATGTCTGAGCGATTCCCGCGCGGGACCACAGCGGATATCCCGGGAGCCGATGCGTGGAAGCCGTTCACAAGCTGGGACCGCAACTTCCCGCGGTATTCGGAGCTGACGGCGTCCCCCAGCGAAGAGTCGGTCCGCATCGCAGCCGCGCTTGAGCGGATCGCGGACGCCATGGAGTCGATGAACGCGCATCGGACCGCGGTCGACCTCGAAGTGGAGATGCGCGCATTCGACCGGAAGGGGAGACATGGAAGGGCTTAGTTGGCCGGCAGTAGTTGTCATTGTCGCTGTGACTGCCGGGGTTGCGAGTGTCATCTGGGCGGTGGCGTGGTGTGTTGCTCGGACGGAGCCTGTCTCCGGGAACCCCACGTGGACATGGACGGAGAAGAAGACGACGCGGAAGGGGACCCCGAAATGCGAATCGTGAAGGAAGGGGCACAGGTCCCATGGTGGGTCGGAGAACACGAGTGTAGCGACTGCGGCTCCACGGTGGAGCTGGAGCTGGCGGACTCTCAGGAGCCGGGCTTCCACCGCGATGAGGTCTTCTGGTCGTCCAGCGCTCCGGAAGACGTGGTTCGGGTAGAGTGCCCGCGGTGCGGATTCCGGCTGGCGCTTCGCCGGGTGCGCCCGCCCCGGAAGCCGTTATCTCCCGAGCTGACCTACGAGTTGGCGAAGCAGGCGGTGGCTGCCTATCATGCGGATGGCGGCGAACACTGGGAGGGAATGCCAGAAGCTGAGCAAGTCGGGTGGGTTCGCGCAGTTCGGGAGATAACGGCGGCGCAGGTCTCGGAGTCGATAAGCAAAGGAGCATGGAACGATGGCTGAGCTATGTCCGTTCTGTGGCGGACCGCAGGGTTCGACGATGACCGTCAAAGAGGCGGCCGCGTTCGCTGGGACGACGGTCAAGGCGATGGAGAAGCGCGTCGAAGAGGCAAGGGCTCCGGGCGCTACTGCGGACCATCCGTGGGCCCCTCTCTTCGCCCCAGAAGAGACCCTTGTGGGCGAGACCGAAGCCGTGAAGGCGTGGGTCAGGGGGACGTGATGGGATTCCGACCTGAACCTCCGGAGCCGTATGTGACGGTGACTGTTGCCGTCCCGCGGTGGCATTACTGTTGGCGCGTGTATGCGTGGTGGGAGTGGTGGTGAAGACCGTTACCGCGAAGCATTTCGAGTCCTACAAGCGCTTCTGTCTCGAATGGCGGGAGCGCTTGGGGGTCCACTGGGTAGAGCTGGTTTTCGAGCATAAGACGGTCGGGGATGCCACCGCACAGGCCCAGCTAGACGGTTCCGGGACGGTGGGGACCTTGCGGCTCTGTCGGAAGTGGGACACCCCGCGTCCCCTGAACAACGCAACGCTCCATCGTCTGGCACGTCACGAAGTGCTCCACCTTCTCGTGGACCAGACCTCGCAACCGTGCTGCGAAGACGGACGGGACCTTGAAGTGGAGCGGCTGGTGTGCCGGATAGAGGCGATCATGGACCGGGAGACAGCCCGTGGCAATCCCTGAACCGTCCGACCACGAATGGCGTCCGCATCCCCGCCAGGAAGCGTTCATGCAGTCCACCGCGGACGAAGCGCTTCTGGGCGGAGCTGCGGGCGGGGGGAAGTCGGACGCTCTTATCGCCGACGCCGTTCGGCTGATGGATCACCCGAAATACAGCGCGATCCTGTTCCGGCGGACCTATCCCGAGTTGGAGATGTCCCTGATACAGCGGTCCAGGGAACTCCTGAGCGGGTCCGCGACGTATAACCAGACCCGGAAGACGTGGACCTTCCCCAGCGGCGCCAGGCTCGTCTTCGGGGCGTTAGAACACGAGTCCACCGTCCACCGCTTCCAGTCCGCGCAGTTCCCGTGGATCGGCTTCGACGAGCTGACGTCGTTCACCGCATACCAGTACGACTTCCTAATCTCGCGGAACCGGAACGTCCACGGCTTCCCCAACGTGATACGTTCGGCGACGAACCCGGGGGACGTGGGGCATTTCTGGGTCAAGAAGCGCTTCATAGACCCGATGCCGGCGAATACGAAGGCGTGGTTCGTCAGGAAGGGGCTGGACGACGTCCGAGTAGACGAGGGGACCCCGCGATCCCGCTCCCGGCGCTACTTCCCGTCTCTGGTGACGGACAACCTGACGCTGATGGCGGGGGACCCCGACTACATTTATCGGCTCGAACAGCTTCCGCCGCGGGAACGCGCGATGTTCCTTGAGGGCAACTGGCAACTGGCCGCGGAAGGGCTGGTCTACGAAGGGTTCAACCCCGAAGTCCACGTGGTCGACCCGTTCCCGATCCCGCGGGACTGGCGGCGTTATCGCTCCATCGACTTCGGGACGGTGAACCCGTTCGTGTGCCAGTGGTGGGCGGTGGACGGGGATGATCGGCTCTACCTGTATCGGGAGCTATACGAAGCGCAGCGGCTTATCACAGAGCTGGGTCCGGAGATTCACGCGCTGACCGAGAAGGAGCATATCTCCGCGACGGTGGCGGATCACGACGCACAGGAGCGGCTGCAGCTCGAACGGAATCACCAGATCAGGACCATCCCAGCGTGGAAGGAGCTGTTGCCGGGCATCCAGGCGGTTACGAAGAAGCTCCAGCCGGACATCGAAGGTCGTCCCGGGATCACGGTCTTCAGGGACTGCGTGGTCCGCGTGGATCAGAAGCTGAGGTCCGAGCGGAAGCCGACGAGCACCCAGGAAGAGTTCGGTCTGTATCAGTGGGCGCCGGTGACTGAGGGACACGCCCCGAAGGAAGAGCCATTGAAGAAGGACGACCACGGAATGGACGGCACGCGGTATATGGTGACGTTCCTTGAGCGTCTTAAGTCTCGACAGGGACGGTTCAGATTGACGGGAGACGTGTGATGGGCGAATGGATACTGGCATGGGCCGCCGTGGCTTTTGGTGTTGTGTTGCTCGTGATAGGGATGCTTGCTGCGATGTTTGGGGGCGGGGGATGAAGGGAAAGCACTATGGCTGAGCGACGACGGCATCCCGAGTGGGAATCGATGAAGGACATCTATCGGTTCCTGCAGCTTGCGTGGCTGGGCGGACGGGACTACCTGAACGAACACCTGTTCAAGCACGGCCAACGCGAGAATGACGAGAACTGGAAGGACCGACAGAAGCGGTCCGTGTACCCCAACTACGTGAAGCCGGTCGTGTCGACGTATTCGGACCATACCTTCCGGCGGGGCGAAGGCATCACGCGCGAGATCGACGAAAGCCGCTACGCTTCATGGACCGACAACGTCGACCGGCGTGGGAAGGACGCGGATGAGTTCTGGTCCTACGCCGGGGAACGCGCGCTTCTCTACGGCTGGTGTGGGATCGTGGTCGACATGCCACAGGCGCCGGAAGACCGGGACCTGAGCGTGGCGGACCTAGAAACGCTAGGACAACTTCCGTATCTCATCTACGTCGGCCCGCAGAACGTCGTTGACTGGTCCGTGGACCGCTTCGGAGCCTTGAACTGGGTTCGGATACGGGACTTCGAGCTGGAAGACACCGATCCCGATCAGGACCGCAAGGAGACGGAGACGTTCCGCATCTGGGGACGTGACTACTGGCGGGTAGAGGACAAGGACGGAGCGGTCATCGGCGCCGGGGACCACGCGCTGGGGGTTGTCCCGTTTGTGCCACTCCGGATCGAGGAGTCCGACGCTCACGAGCTGGCGGGCGTGTCGTTTGTCTACGACTTCGCCAGGATGAACCGGATGGTCTGCAACTCCGTAAGCGTCCGGGACCGCTTCCTGAACCAGAACGCCTTCCAGATTCTCACCGTTCAGGTCCAGAGCCTGATGGCGGCGCCAGAGGAAGACGAGGCGCGCGTGATGCGGGAAGGTAACGTCTACGAATACGCCGAAGGTCAGCTCCCGCCGGGGTTCATCTCCCCGGACGTCTCCGGAGTGGCCCAGCATCTGGACCACAAGCGGGATCTGATTCTAGAGATGTTCCGGATGGCGTCGATACAGGACGTCCGCGCGGGCGACGACCAGCCCGACGAGAAGTCCGGTGTCGCCAAGTCCATCGACTTCATGGAGCAGAACTCTGCGCTGGCGGACTTCGCACAGTCCGTCCAGAACGCGGAGCTGGCCGCCACGCGGCTCTGGGCGCGGTGGCTAGGGGTTCCGTGGAATGACGACTGGGGCATCGAGTATCCGGACGACTTCGACGTCCAGGCGTTCAACATGCAGATCGCCAACGCGCTGCGGGTCCGTGAGATATTCGGGGACATCGCCCCGCAGTTCCTGGCCACCTACCTGAAGCGGCTCGCCACGCGACTTGTGGACGACCTCGACGACGACGCCATGAAGGAGCTGGACGACGGTCTCCGGGAGAAGCTGGAGAACATCGCTGCGGACGCGGGCCAGTCCGGACGGGAAGCCCGGGACGCGATGTTCGTCGAGGAAGACGACGAAGACGAAGACCAGCGGGGGAACCGGGTCTAATCCGCTCCGGAGCGATTCATGCGGGGCGTGTCGGACTATCACAAGCAAGTGGCGCGGCTCCGGCATTCCGCCATCCAGCGGACCCGTGGCGCGGAGCAATTCACCAGCGACACGCTTCGTCTCGCACACTCCCAGATTGAAGAACAGCTCCGCGTGAAGAACGACGCGGCCCCCGTCAGCCGTCGGCTCTGGAGGGAGAAGCGGAAGAGCGTCGAGGCCGCCATGGGCGCGGCGGCGGTGGACTTGAGGGTCGATATGGACCAGAGGGTCCGCCGGACCGTCTACGACGTCGCTAGGGTCCGCCAGGACGCCATGAACTCCCTCGCAAGGGCGAACCGGCGGCGAATCATCCAGACGTCGTTCACGCACATTCCCCTGTTCGTTCTCGAACACTACAGCCAACAGGTAGACAAGGAAGGTCTCCTTCGGTCTCCGGCCGTCTGGCGGGATAACCAGATGGACCAGGTAGACCGCATGGTGGGCGCTGCGATTGCGCGCGGGCAACCGTATCGAGAGCTGGCGCGGAGTCTCGAAGACTTCATGGTGACCCCGCCGGAGCGTCGGAAGGTGGGGCGTGGGGTCTCCCTCGACTACAAAGCGAAACGGCTCGCACGGACCGAAATCAACGTCCGACACCACGAAGCGAATCTCGTGGCCGCGCAGGCGTCCCCGGTCGTGGACTTCCAGAAGTGGATGCTGTCCGGGCGGCACAAGCGCTGGGACGTGTGCGACGTGTTCGCCACCGCGGGCGGTACTGGGGAGTATCCCACCGGGAAGGTTCCGCCGCGTCCACACCCGAATTGCCTCTGTTACGTGACAGACGTCATCCGGGACCCTGCGGATTGGCGGAAGCCCAAGGACTCCACCGTCGCCAGTCCCCGATACAGCCCGGCGGACCTCTTCCCGCCGGGGCGGCTCCGGGACGAACTGGAGATTCGGGACTGGGAGACCATCGACGACGTAGCGGATCGGGTTGCGGCGCTGTCCCCGTCCGAGCGGGGCCATATCACGGAGCACTTCTTCCGCCAACAGATGGAGCTGGCCGCGGACCTTCGCATCGATGCGGAGCGCTCCGCGGCGAAGGTGCTTCAGGAGCTGGCCCAGTTCGGGGCGATTCCGCCGGTGGCACCAGGCCCGCCGCCGACTGCGCCACCAGCTCCACCGCCGGCCCCGACCCCCGCGCCTAAGCCGCCATCGGTGCCCACACCGCCCGCGGCGAAGCCCGCGAAATGGTATTCCACGAGGGAGCTACTGGACGCGACGGACCCGAAGACCGCCCAGGAATACCTGCCGGAAAAAATATGGATCACCGGGAAGCGGTTTGTGTATATTCGGAGCGACTACGTGCTAAACAAAACGCAGCGGGGCGGGCGCTACCGCGTGGCCAACACCGCTTGGCGGGACCACGGCCTGGCGGACGAAGTCGAGATAAAGCGTGGCCTGAAAATGCCACCGGGCACTGGCGCCGAAGTGGTCGGGGAGATGGAACAGTCGTGGGTAGAAGCCGCGCTGGACCTGAAGGAGCGCTATCCGGCTTATCGTCATCTACACTTCAAGCATATTGCCTACCACACCAGTAAGCAGCCGGCAGGGTCCCGGGCGATATTCGCGGCCGCGCACACGTCCCGGGCTAAGATGCGGGACCGTGACACCATCTATTTCAACCTGGGGGTATCCCGGCAGGACCAGCGTCCTGGGAATGACCAGATACGGCGGATGGTCCCGAAGCCGGCCCACAAAGCACTAGTGAAGAAGGCAAACGGGTTCACGGACGTCGTGGACGTCCCCGAAGGGACGCCGGGGTTGCGGTGGACCGTCGGGGGCAAGGGTGCGGACTCCACCGCCCGCCACGAGATAGCCCACCATCTTGAGGGCGGCTACACGCGGCACTTGTGGGAGACCGAGGGAGAGCAAGCGGCTAAGGACTGGGTGCACCGCGGGACGGGCCTCTTCGTGGACAACCAAAGCAAGGTCAGCGAATACGCAAACCAGGAGTGGGCTGAGTTCTTCGCGGAGTCCGTCGCGCTCTACACTGACCCGCGGTATCCGGACCTTCCGTCCGATGAGAAGCTGTCGGAGGCGGTGGAGGCGTTCATCGAAGAGGTCCTGAGCACGGAACTGGAGTGATGTCGTGACTACGGAGAGAGACCCAAGGCTGAATGCGGCGGTGGCGGAGATAGAGCGGGCGCGGACCCTGGACGGTGTGGACCGGGCTACCACGCGTGTCCTTTCTAGGGAGTCGTGGGGCCAGGATGACATCGACGTTATCGTGGCGAGCCACGACACCCGGCTCCGAGAATTACGCCAGGCGTGACATTTTGGCGGTTCCTTTCGTTGTCTGTAGTAGCGGGCGCGGATCGCTCGCCACACGCGACGGCGGTAAAACGGAAGGAATCGATCCATGTCTAAGTCGATGTCGAGAAGCCCCTGGGACTTGTGGCTGTCGCAATTCCTCTTCACCGAAGACGGCGAAGGTGGGGACGGTGACGGCGACAAGGGCGGTGACAAGTCGGGAGACTTCACCGCGCCGAAGGACCAGGCGGCGCTGGACGCGATTGTCACCGGACGCCTAGCACGGGCGAAGGATCAGCTCAAGGCGGAATGGAAGCTGGACGAGCTGACCGCGAAGGCCACGGAACTAGACGCCTTGAAGGCGAAGGCGGCGGCGGACGATGACAAGCGCAAGGCGGACGACGCCAAGAAGTCCGGCGATGTCGAGAAAATCGAGGCGTCATGGCAAGCCAAGGTCAAGGACGCCATAGATGCACACAACCGCGATAAGCAAACGTTCGGCGCCCACATTCGGGGAACCGAAGCCCGGATCGCCATAACCCGCGTTGCGGATCGTCTGCATGAAGACGCGAAGCCTGTCTTCGCTCAGATGCTGATGGATTCGCTCGGAGTGGACGCGGAAGGCGAAGGCGGAGCGTGGCGTGTCTATCCCAAGGATGGAGACGGACGTCCCGCAGTCGGAGCGGACGGCGAACGACTCACCATCGACCAACTCACAGCCGGTTTCCTGGACAAGCACAAGTACATGGTCAAGGCCGAGAACGCCGGCGGCGGCGGTCAGACACAGACTGGCTCGAAGCCACCGGAAGGCAAAGTGAAAGAGGCCGTGGATCGCATGTCGACGAGTCCTACCGCGGACAACATTGCTGCGGGGATGGCTGCGATCCGGGACCAGGGTGACCAGGGCGCCGGCGCATAGCGGAAGGACGCTTCCATGGCATTCACCGGAAAACCGACCTATGTCGCGTTTTCAGTGGAAGTGCAACGGGACGTCTCTCCGGTTGTCGCTGCGATTGCGCCACTTGCAACCCCGTGGCTTGACTTCATCGGCGATTCGGCTGGTCCGGCCAACGTTGCGGTCGGGTCGACCGAGCATCGATGGCTGGAAGACGAGTGGACCCCACAGTTCACCATGACTGTGTCCACTGCGATCAACTCAGCCACGGCCGACACGGGGTTCCAAGTCGACGGCTGGGGCGGGAACGTCCAGCCGGGTGACATCTTGACGCTCGGAACCATCGAGACCACGCAGGAACATATGGTCGTTCTGTCTTCCGCGGGAGCGGAGAGCATTCTGGTGTCTCGCCAGTTTGCGGGGACGACCGGCTATTCCACTGCGGCGGGCGGGGTGTTGGGCTTCATGTCTAACGCCAAACTCGAAGGGGAAGTGCGTCAGGACGACATCTCGCGGGCAAGGGTCAATAAGACGTCTTTCGTCCAGTACATGGCGAAGCCCATCGAGGTCTCGGGAAGCATGGAAGCCGTTCTCAAAGAGGGCGGCATCGGCTCCGAGTTCGACTATCAGTCCGGTGGTCGGGTCGGGGAGATTCTGCGAGACCTTGAGAAGCAAAGCCTGATGGGCGTCAGCGTCGAGACAATCGGGGACGGAACGAACAGGCGCACAATCAAGGGCGTGTGGGCATGGGCAACCAACACCCATACGGCCGCCACCATCACTCAGTCCTTCGTGGACAACGCGATCCTGACCGGGTCGGAGTCGTTCGGCGGGGACTTCAATTACATCGTCTGCGGCGGCGTGGTGAAACTCGGGTTCGATAGGTTACCCGGGGTAAATCTCGTCCAGACCCGCGACGAGAAGGCCGTCGGCACAGAGGTCACTGTGTACCACAGTGGTCTCACCGAAGAGCCGCTTCGCATCATCCGAACCCGCCAGATGGCCCCGAGGGGCTTCATCATCGGTCACAGCGACAACGTCGCTGTCCTTCCGCTTCGCAACCGTAGCTTCCAGCTCATGGAGTATGCGAAGACGAAGGACGCGCGCCAGGGTGAAGTCATCGGCGAATACACCGCGGAGCCGAAGCTGGCCAGCCAGCTTGTCCGTGGCTACATCACTGGTTAGAAGGGAGCTGGTTCGATCATGGGCGAAGTAGAAAACAGGATCAGCGACTTTCAAACCAATGACAGCGGCGGGTCCTACAAGGGAATCGTCCACGTCGGTTCGGAGTGGACCGTGGCTGGGACGCATGTGTCCAGCGCGGGCGGAGTTGGCGCGGTCACGAAGGCCGCGGTGACTGGGAAGACCCACTATATCACCTGTGTCCGGGCATCGTTCGACACAGCGGATACGGAAGGCCTCCTGGTTATCGCGGACGGGACGACCACGGAACTCCTGGAAGTCCACGACCAGCGGGACATGACGTGGCTCGGCGGGCGTCGAGGCGCGGCCGCAACGGCGGTCTCCGCGTCCATCTCCGGCCCGCAGTCCCTGGCGAAGTACCTGTCCATATCGGGGTTCACCATCTGATGGAACAGATGACCCAGGAAGACACCCATCTCTTCCTAGAGCAGTGCTCGGGGCTCCGCGAAGGGGCCCCGGCGCGGCTCTGTGGGGAGATTCGCGTCGTGGCGTTGTCCATGCTTCACGAGGGGAACGGCCCCTTCGACGAAATCAAACGGCTGAGGAAAGAGGTAGACCGGCTGGAGAAGGAAGTCCAGTTCTTACACGACACCCGTCCCCGCGGGCGTCCGAGGAACGCGAAAAAGACAGAGGAATGACCCCGCCATGTCCCACCGCACAGCTCCGCTTGAGTTCCATTTCTACTGCAACAGCGTCCCCTTCATCGAAGACACCTTCGAGCTGAAGAAGTCCCTGGGCGGCTCGGAATCCGCGCTGATATTCCTGGCGCGAGGTCTCCGCCAGCGCGGCCACGAGGTTCTTGTGTTCACCAACATGGGAATCCCGGAAGAAGACAAACAGGGATTCATGGCGCTGGACACTCACGGGGTCCGATGGCTGGACCACGCCAGCATGGAGTCCGTCATCCGCTCCCGACAACCGGACGTGTTTGTGAGTCTGCGGATGCCGGGAGCCTTCGGCTGGAACGTCATCCAGGACTGCAAGCTCCGCATCTCCTGGTGTGAAGACCTCTTGACGGACGCTCCGGGCTACTTCGGGGAGACGTGGCAAACGGACCTTCACGCGTTCGTCTCCGACTACCATCTTGAACAGTATTGCCGGACCATCCCGTCCATCCGGCCCCAGTCGTGGTCCACGGTGAACCCGGTCGACATCGACTGGATAGAGCAATGCTCCCAGGGCGTGGAGAAGGACCCCGACCAAGTCATCTACGTGTCCCGCCCGGAGCGCGGACTGGTGGCCGGGAACCGCTTCCCACTTCTCGAAGTGCTGATGAAGCTCCGGAAGAACCGCCCGGACCTCAAGCTGAAGGTCTGTCGGTATCACTCCATGTATGAGAACAGCCCGCAGGTCGCGGCGGTCTGTCAGAAGGCGGACTTCGCGGTCTCGGAGTTCGAGGGGGTGGAGTGGCTGGGGGAGCTGGCAAAGCCGGACCTCTATCGGGAGATGGCGAGGTCCATGCTGGTTCTGTATCCCGGCGTCCCGGACTTCGCGGAGACGAATTGCATCGCGGCGACGGAAGCCCAGGCGGTCGGGACCCCGATGGTGGCGACACGGATCGGGGCGATTCCGGAGACGTTGCATCCCGGAGCCGGACGCCTCATCGACGGCGACTGTCTCACGAAGGAATACCAGCAAGCGTTCTGTGACGTCTGCGAGGGGCTTCTGGACGACCCGGCGGCATACGAAGACGCGCAGCGTGCGGGGTTCGAGCACGCGCGGCGATACGACCTCAAGGTCGTGGCGGAAGAGTGGGAATCCTACATCCTGGACTACTTCGACGCCCGCTTCGAGACGAGCATCCCGAAGGTCATGGACCGCGCCATCTGGCACGACGACTACAGAGCCGCGCACTACCTGGCGGAGAACCATGGGGACGGTCTGGACCTGACAGCGTTCGAGACGTTCGAGGCGAGTCTGGGCGTAGACACTCCGGAGCAATACGCGGAGCACGCCATCGACCCGGTCGTGGAATGGCAGAACAACGGCCGGCTTCCGCCCATCGAGGCGATCATCACGAACCTGATGGACGAAGAGAAGCGGGGCAAGATTCTCAAGGTGCTGGACTTCGCCGGCGGCAATGGGACCATCTCCGGCGTCCTGCTTCGCTGCTTCCCGAACGCGAAGGTGACGCTGGTCGACTTCTCGGAGACGCTTTGCGAGACCGCGCGTGGCTTTGTGGATGGGCTGGACGATGGGAAGCACAAGGGCCGCTTCGAGACGGTCGTCGGGTCCCTGGAAGACATCCGGGGCGGGTCCTTTGACTTCGTGTTCGCTGGGGAGATTGCGGAACATCACGAGTATCCGGAGCGCTTCCTGGCGGAGCTGGAGAAGAAGGCGAAGAAGAACCGCTGGGTCCTTTGTACCGTCCCACAGGGGCCGTTCGGGAGCATCATGCACTCGAACAGCCTTGACTGGTCGGAGCACTCGAAGACCCACGAGTTCGCTTTCGAGGCGCGCGACATCCTAGAGATAATCGACAAACACCCGGGGAAGGACCTGGCGTTCCTTGAGATGCCACCGACCCCGCGCGGCGAGCTATGCGGCCACTTCATATTCCACTGGCGGCGGACTAGCGCGGCTCCGCTCGGGGAAGTGGACATGGACCGGAAGGTCCGCCGAGCGCGTCCGCGTGAACGGCTGGCGGTGTGCATGATCGTCCGGAACGCTGCGGCGGACATCGTCCGGTGTCTCCAAACGGTGGACGCCATTGCCGACGAAATCTGGATTGCGGACACCGGCTCCACGGACAACACCATGGAAGTGGCGGAACGCTTCACCCGGAATGGCGGCGAAGTCTGGTCCATCGGGAAGTGTCCGGACGCCCCGGATCATCTACCGGACCCGGGGGACTTCGGCTGGGCGCGGAACCAAAGCGTTTCGAAGGCCACCGCGGACTGGATTCTGTGGATCGACGCCGACGAGATGCTGGAGAAGGCAGCGAACATCCACGTCTACCTGACGGACAACGCCTTCAACGGCTACGTCATCCGCCAGTGTCACATGATGAAGGACGCGTTGTATCCGGAAGCCAAGGAAGACAACCGCCCCTTCATATTCGACCGACCGATTCGACTCTTCCGTCGGGAGCCACGCGGGGACCAGGCGGGGATGACCTACCAGTGCTACGCGGCGATCCACGAGCACTTCCAGGCGGGCGTGAACGACCTGATAGAGCCGGTGCTGGCCATCGACAACGCCGACATCATCCACATGGGCTATATCAACGAGAACATCCGCCGGCATAAGTGCGAGACCCGCAACCTTCCGCTTCTGGCATACGACCGCGAGAAGTTCCCGGACCGGGAGATCGGTCCGCTCCTGGAATGCCGGGAAGCGGTCAACCTTGCGAAGTGGGAGCGGGGGAAGTTGATCGACCAGACGGGGAACGAAAGCCCGCAGATCGTGGAGTGGCGGTCGGAGCTGCTGAAGGGGCTGGGGGTCCTGTCGGAGAAGTTCTTCGACCCGGAAGGCAAGTTCTGGGACGCGGCATGGACCGTCTACCAGGACACCGTGGTTCTGCTTCAGATAGGGCGTCCGCTCCCGATCCCGTTCCCAGCAGAAGGCGGGTTCCGTCCGCGCCAGGCGGCGTTCCACGACTGGGAACACTACGCTAGGTTCCTGCAGGGAATGGCCGTGCGGGCTCGCAGTCTGGCGGATCGCCCAGCGGTGACGTGGGCGGAGGGTGAAGAGCCGGCCATGGTCGTGACGGAGGTCAAGGCGGACCCAGTGGCGGAGTCCGCAGAAGACGCCCCAGCGCTCCCGGCGCCCGAAGAGGACGAGAAGCCCACGGTGGGCGCGACTCACAGCCCGACGTCCATCTCCATGGATGGCCAGAAGGTGGCGGCTCACACCGCGGACCCCACGATGGCGATGGGGCGTGCGAACCAACGGCCGAAGGGAACGGCCCATGGCGATAGCACTTAGGGCGGACCTGACGTCGCTCTTCTCCTTCACGCGCCAGCTCGTGTCGGATACGGCGTTCTCCACGTGGGACAACACGTCGGACATCCAGCGGGCTCTGGAGCGTCACCAGGAGCATTTCGACTACCTCCCGATGCGTCACGACGAAGACTTCCGGCGCTTCGAATGTCGGGGCCGGACGGAGTCCACCGCGAGACGGCTAAGCGCTCAGACGATGGACATAAGCCCATCCGCGTCGTTCTCCAT